TGTATCGGCGTGCCTGACCATGGGTATCCAAAAATACCTGACCACAAGTGGTACTGTATAGCCGCACAGTGTCGTTTAAACGGTCTACCATCTAACCTTGACGACGCCACCAAAGCGGCGAAGGTCAAGCACAAGAAGAACCCCGACGGTGTAGGCTTGATTAAGAAAATGTGCATTCCACCTTTTGAATATAGCATGACGCTACTTAACAAGATGGGGCAATACTGCCTAGACGATGTACTAGCGGCGGTTGAGCTATTTCGCAACACGCGCCCTATGACAAAGATTGAGCATAAAGATTGGTTAATCACTGAGAAGATGAACATACGTGGCGTTAAAATTGACCGTGAGCTTGCACAGCTTGCAACCAAGTACGCCGGTGCAGAGCAAGCCGACATATCAGAAAAACTAGCCGCACTCACTGAGGGCGTGATTACCAAACCGACGCAATATCAGCGTATCAAGCAATACATCGAAGAAGCGCTCGACCTTGACGACGAGAACGACCGCAAACTGCTTAAACTAATGACCGTCTACAAGAAAGACCAGAAGAAGCTAGGGCTTGATAAGGACATACGCGAGTCGATTATTACCGTCATAGATGCAGGCAATTTGCATTTGTATGAGGACATCGAAGAACTGATACGCTTATTACACGATGCAAGCGCGTCCAGTGTTTCCAAGTTTGCCAAGATGAACACACTAGCCGACCCCGAAGATGATAGAGTACGCGGCGCGTTCATTCATGCAGGCGCGGCACAAACACATCGCTACAGTAGTAAAGGTCTGCAAATGCACAACATGCGTAGAGACTGTTTTAACGCTGAGATAGCAGAAGAACTCAAAGATTATATGAAGCAGGGCGTAGAGATTCCGAACGTCATGCAGACCCTTGCAAAACTACTGCGACCTGCGCTAGTGCCCGATGAAGGTAATCAATTTGTCGTCGGCGATTGGTCAGCCATTGAAGCACGCGCTCTGCCGTGGTTATCTGGCGACCCAAGAGCCGAACGCAAACTGGATATGTTCAGAAACGGTATAGACGTGTATGTGGAAGCGGCGAAGAACTTAGGCGGCGAAAGGCAAATCGGCAAAGTAGCTGAACTGGCGCTAGGCTACGGCGGCGCGGTAGGTGCATTCGCATCCATGGCGAAGAATTATGGCGTTGTATTGCCTGACTATGCGGTGAAGAAAATCGTGCGGCAGTGGCGTGCAGACAACCCGTGGGCAGAAACGTTCTGGCACGCGCTAGAAAGCGCGGCGAAAAAAGCAGTGCGCGCACGCGGTACGAAGTCGTTTAAAGCCGGTCGCGTAGAATATACTTTTGCACCAAACTTGCTAGGCGGTACATTGATTTGCATGTTACCTGACGGTACAGGTATTCAATATCCGTTTTGTTCAATCGAGCATACCGACAAGGGCGACAATTTAGTTTGCCTAAAAGCAGGTATCAAGCCGAAAAAGGGCGAAAAGTCTAAGCATCATTGGGGTACGGTTAGACTATGGGGTGGCTTACTCTCTGAGAATGTCACACAAGCATTTTGCGCGGCGCTGTTGCGTGATAAGTTGCGCGAGTGCGATGTGTTAAATATACCCGTGATACTGCACGTACACGATGAAATAGGTGTGGAGTGTGAAAGCTTTGTCACTCGCAACTATAGAAAAGCGTTAAAAGAGGTAATGGAGCAAATACCCGAGTATGCAGAAGGTTTGCCGCTTGATGCAAAGCCGGTCGTATTAGACCGTTATGGAAATCACTAGATATTTTTGCTGAATGGCGTTATTATTTTTAGCCCGAACAGTAAAAAGCCCCGTGGACGAGTACGGGGCTTTTTAGGACAACAACCACAACCGAAAGGTGATTATTAAATGAGTAACAAGAACCCAAGTAACGATAAAAAGAATACACCAAAGGACGACACTGCGCAACAAGATATAGTTAAAAAACCCTTAAAAAAGCTTAATAAACCACAAGATATTGAGAATATCGTCCAATTGAAAGACCGTGGTACTGTTGATTATGACTTGCCCGAAGTACAAGACTTCGTTAAAACGGTGTTTCACACCATGGACGACACAGACAATATTCTGACGTGGACGCCCAAGAGCAATACGCCGTCGTTCCCTAAGTCGCTTTCCAAGACCGAGAAAATTCTAAAAAATACTAACATGCCGCGCGCGTTTTATTTCGGCACGTCTACTGTGCGCATTGCAGAAGATGGCAAACTATACAATCGCAAGAGTGAATTTAACAAACTGCATGTGGTCGTGCTTGACGACATTGGCACAAAAGTAAACGCAGATTCATTGCCAGAAGATTTAGTGCCGAACTACATCATCGAAACAAGCGAAGGGAATTTCCAGTATGGCTACATATTGCAAGAACCTATCGAGACGCTAGAACTCGCCGAAGCGCTGATACACCTTGTTTACACGTCCGGCTACTCTGACGGCGGCGGTAAAATGCCGACTAAAGTAGTACGCCTGCCGTGCGGCATCAACGGTAAAAAAGGCGACAAGGGCGACTTTCGCGTGCGCCTTGTGGAACTGAACGACGAATACTGGACGCCAGAAGAACTACTCGACGTGATGGATGTTGGCGTGGATTGGGATGATGTCAAAAGAGACGCCACCGCCGCGCGCCGTGGCAGGTCTGCTATGATGTCAGGTACGAGCCAATGGTCGCCCATACAAGCCACCGCAGGCAGTTTAAACGGTGTCGTAGACCAGATGCTTGAATGGTTATACGACAATGATTTAGTCAGTAATGACAACGGCGATTGGGTGACTATCCAGTGCCCGTGGCACGACGAACATTCAGACAACGCAGACACCGCCGGATATTCACCGGTTGGTCGCGGCGGTCAATTTTCTAATATGCGTTCATTCCACTGCTTTCACGACCACTGCAAAGACCGCAAAGGTCAGGACTTCTTAGAATGGGCAATCACAAACGGCGCGCCTAGAGTGCCGCTAGTGGATAATGTAGCGGATTTGATAGCAGACTATGCCTATGTTGCTGAAAATGACTCTGCGTACCGCATACGCGGCGTAAACAAGCCAACAGGCATCAAAATCGGCGCATTTAGAAATACATTCCCTAAAAAAGTGCCGGTGTACGACGTAGACGGCAAAATCAAAATGACCAACGAACACGCACTATGGCTAACCGCGCCAAACCGTTTGACCTTGCAAGGTACGATTAGCGACCCGTCAACGCCGGAGCGCATCACCGAACACGACGGACAACGCTATTTGAATTTGTATGCGCCGCCGTCTTGGGGTTCTGGTCTGTACGACCAAGCGCACATAGACCGTTTTAACGCCTTCTTAGAATACCTCATACCGAAGCCAGAGGAACGCGATTACTTTATGCAATGGTTAGCGGCGAAAGCGCAAAACCCCACGTTCAAAGGCGCGGCAATACTCATGGTCGCACCGGCGTATGGTACGGGGCGAACCACGCTAACCGATATGATGGCAACCCTGTTCACCGCAGAGAACGTCAAAAAAGTGACTTTCAATCAACTATGCGGTGCATCTGCCGCCGGTGCGTATAACGATTGGCAAGAGTCATTGCTAGTGACGTGCGACGAAATAATGTCAGACACCGTGAACAAACATTCCGTCTACGAGAACATGAAAGAGCTATTCGACCCACGCCCTAAAACCGTCCTTATAAACACCAAGTACGGCGCACAGCGTCATTCGACTGTTTACACAAGCTACCTGCTTTTAACCAACCACGTTGACGCTATAGGGCATTTAGACGGCGACCGCCGCGTATACGCTATATCGAATGCACGAGTACCAGAATCACCGGAGTATTTTACTTCGCTCAATGAGTGGCTAAACGAAATAAACGAAAAGGGTAAGCCTGCATGGGCTGAAAGCGTGTGGCGCTATTTGCAAACTCTGACGCCAGATATAACCATGCTGAACGCGCCTGCGCCAAATACCGCCGCTAAAGATGATATGGTCGATGAAACTAAGAGCGTATACGACTTGTTAGCAGAAGAAATGATAGAAATGTTTGGTGGGATTACGCCCAATGCATTTATTGCAACAACGGCGCGCGATGTATTGGAGCGCATGGGCGACCCCGATGCAGGGGCGCGTGCTAAAGTGGTCGAAACCATTATCAAGAAAAATACTTCGTCTATATCGGCTAGCTGTCGTTTAAACGGGGCAAAAACTCGCTTGCGCATATCACGCAAAGAGCATGAAAAATTGTTTGACGATGAAGTTGAAGCGTTCGTCGCCAGTAAAATAGACGCCTTGAAAGAGCTATACGACAACGAACATGACCTTATAAACGCACTCGCCGATAAAGTTGACGAGCGCAAGTAATATGCGTACTATTACTGAAAATTTGAAAAATTGGTGGTGAGATATGACAAGTGCAGTTTATGAAGCGCAACGACGGTACGCTGAAAATCAAAAACAGCGCGGCATGACGCGCGTGAATTTATTTGTACCGAAAGATTTAGCAGAGGAATTGAAAGCAATTGCCGCCGATATGCGGTCGGGCAAATGGTCGCGTAAGGGTTAATCTTTTTTGTTGGCTTGGTACTTGGCAAGCCCGTGACTGCCAAAGAAGAAAATAATAATCGCGCTAGTGCCCGTCCACAAAACTCCTGACGTAGCTAAGTCTAGGTAGAATTGCGCGATTTCTTTTTTCCAAGGTGCGGCTATGCAACCCATTAAAAGTATAGCAAGGTGTGATTTAATCCATAGCACCGCGATACTGCGCCGCGTTTTTGAGCGCTCTGTGTTTTCTGATAGGGTATCTTTAACGAAGTTCTGAACACTGGCAACGGTCTTGGCGTTCTGTTCTAACACTTCTTCATCGGTCAGTTTCATGTTGCCAATCCAACCGCCGACTTGCGTT